CTTATGGTGGAGATAAACCTGAAGAAAATAAATTAACTAACGCAGATATAATAGTAAATTTTTTAAAAATTGTTTCACACTTAAAATATAATTATGAGTTTTTGATTATTATCAACTCTGAACCCACCATAAAGACAACCGCTAAATCAACCTTAGAAACACATACCGATATTATTTCTACTGAATCAAAAGATGGAAATTTGACATTCGAAGATTATACTAAGAGAATACATAATTTTCATAATATGAGATTATTGTATTTAATAACAGATCACACACCATCTCCCGCTTCAATGGAATTAATAGAAAATATTCGTGTAATTAAAGATACATTTAAAAATACAATAAATAAAACTATTTTTGATAGTACTTCTTCTGCTAATTTCTATGATTATTTTATGAATTTAAAATTTATCTGTAATTTATTAAAAGAATATGATAGTGAAAGTGGTATAGAAAATATTAATTCTAATTATCTAAAAAATGTTATTAAAACAACATATAAACAAATAAACGAAGAAAATATTAGATTTAGAGATAGGAATAAATATGCAAAAGATTACATGAATGGAAATAATTATAATATTTCACCTATTCCCCAAGAAAACTATAATACAAAAAGTGATTCTATAAAAAATATTACTAATAATGCTAATTATTTTACAGGACATGGTATATTATTTAATTACTTTGCAAATGCAGTTTTAATATTGGTAATATATAATTTAGGTTATAATTAAAAATATTATAAAAAAGTAAAGTAATAATGGTAAATAGTGATGAATTAAGTGATGATTTAAGCGGTAAATCAAATAATACTAATAAATTACGTGAGTTTTTTCCAAACGATATAAATTTGACAGAATATTTATTATCTGTTAATAATGAAATACATGAAGAAGATTTAAGATTCAAATTGATAGATTATTCACTTAATAAAAACTACACAAACGATGATCTTAAATATATTTATTTATTCGGAATGTTACCATGTGATTTACTTCCAGGAGCTTATATACCATTAAATTACAAAAATCATGATTATAATTTTAGCAGACTAACTAAGGATGATAAATTTGCAATTGATAAATATTCTAAGATATATCGTGGTTACGGCGATTCTCAAGCAGAAACTAAAACCTTTACAACCTTTACAGAAGATACAAAAAAAAATATTATTAAAAAAAACTTAAAAAAAATATTAACAAGAATAGATAGTGATAAAACATTATATCATTATGATTATTCATTGTTTACAATATCATTATTCTTACTATGGTCATTTGTAATTTTGAATCTAATGTATGTTATTTATTATTACAATTCGGAAATATTCAATTATGTTTTAGCTGGACTAATGATATTTTCATTAATATTTGCTATAATATGGAAAATGATATATACGATACAATATTACTAATTATTTTTATCTATAATACGAATAAGGAAAAGTATTAATTTAATTATGGTTAAATACGATAAAATGAAATTTATCACATTATTTAATAAATTACAATATGATAAGCCAACCGAAAGTGATAATATTGAATATGAATCTTTTGCCGATTATTTAGTTGATGACATTGATTTAAAAAAAATGTCACCAGAACGATTCAATTATTATAAAGAGTTGATATCTATTTTTAATAAAAATCCGCAAATATTATATAACATTCTTAAAAAATATTATAGACATAAAGATATTAAAGAAAATGAGGCCAAATACTTAAAGCAATTAGCTTATTACGATGTTATAGAAGAGTCTAAAGATTCTGTAAGTGAAATAGAAGATACTGTGCCTTCTAATCAGTGGGGCGTGGATGATGATGTATTAGATTTAAACCCTGCCCAAAAAAAAGCTTTAAAAGAAATGCTTTCAAATGATGCACAAATAGGAGGAGCAATAGATGATAATTATGTTGAATCTAAATTTAGAAATATTTTGAAAAAAAATTATGATTTAACTAACATTACTAAATTAAATCAGCCAATTTATAGTAAGGACGTATCATCAAGCGGTAGTAAAAATGTGGAAAATTATTATAAAATAAATACCAAAAACAAATTACAAAATATAAGTGATAAAATTGATAAATTCAAAGATGGTGATAGTGATTATGATGCAAAAGCAATGAATCGTGATTTGAATAAATTCATTGATGATCCTATGAATCCTTTAAATGAGTTAAAATTAACTTTTGACGACAGATTGGTTTTTATAATTTCTACATTTTTAATAAGATATATTTCATTATCTATAATAAAATGGTGTATTGACATAAATATTATTAAAACATTTAGTGATGGATTTTTATATTATGCAATTATTTATTTAAGCATATTTTGGTTTATAGTATTCTTTGTTAACATTGATAATAACATTCAAGTTGATTATATGAATTTTGATAACTTTATGAATAGTATACGTTCTGTATTATACTATTATTATATGGGTACAAATGGTATATCAAGACTATTTGTTCACTCTTCATTGATAATGGTATTACTTATTATACCAATTATACTAAATATTAAAAATAAAAAACCATATGAATATGATGATGATTATAATACTGAAAATGAACTAATGGAATTTGAAGAAAGAAATAAATTAAATAGATCATTATCAACATTTACTATATATATATGGATATTAACAAGTATAATTGCTACTAAATATTAATAAAAGATATATCTATTTAATTTAGAGAACATATAATATATGGTTGATAAAAGAACTATTGCACTTGATAATATAACATCAAGAAATAATAAATATAAAAAATTATCTGATGGCTCTGTTATTGGAGTTGATATATTAAATGATTTATCGAAATATGCTGAATTAAAATTAAAAAGAAGATATAAAATAAATATTAATCGTTGGATAGTTAATCATGCAAACATAATAAGTAATAATACACATAAAATTGATAATAATGAATTGAAATCGTTATTAAATGTAAAGTATAATGAAATTAAAAAAAATAATAGTAATGAAGATGATAAGATAGTAGATATTATTACTTTAGATGATAATAGTTCATTATCTGATAGATTTAAAAAATATATAACTTATAATTCTGTAATTCATATTGATACGAATTATGGTGAAATATATTTAACTCCGAGTATACATGACAATGATGATCCTAAAGAAATTGCAATAGCTGATAATGATTTAATGATTTTAAATAAAATTTTTAAAATAAAATATTCAAAATCAATTGATGATATGGTATTAAATAGTTTTTATAAAGAAATTAATGATAAATTAGATAACATTAAAATTTTAATGCTTGAAAATAATAATTTAAAAGGAAATCATCAAAAAAGTATTATAGAAAGTATTAGAAAAGATTTACATGATAAATTATTTGCAATATATGATATTGAAAAATATCAATTACCCAATCAAACTAAAGAGAAAGTAATTAAATCAATCAATGATAGAGTTAATAAATATAATGCTTTAAAACATAAAGTAACTGGTGGAGCTGACGATGTAAATAATAAATTAAATGAAACTTCATTAGAATTCCATGATAATGTTGTGAAAGATATTAATGATATTAAAACATTAATAAATGATAAAATTCCAAATTTAAGAAAAGAGATATATGAAAAAGATATTCAAAAAATTAATGAAGTAGCGCTTAAATTTAAATCATTTATAACAGAAAACAATTTAAAAAAATCAAAGTCAGAAATTAATGAGAAGTTCCTAAAAAAGAAAGAGAATATAGTTAGAGACTTATATGATAAATATAAAACATTTAAAACAAATCTAATTGACATAATTGATAAAAATGATAAAAATGATAAAAAATCATATCCTTCAAATATATTTTTAGATGCAGACATCTATACTTTAAACAATAATACAACTTCTGACAAATATGCTTTGTTACTTAATTACATTCAATATCTCAAAAGTAAAAAAAAGTATGGTGGTGCACCTAATTTAAACGTTAAAAATGATACAATTGGCGATATATTTGATAATAAATCCAGATTAAAATTATTTAATGAACTTAAAACAATTTATATTACATTAATTACAAATTATTATAAAATTATAGATGAAGCAGGTGAAGAAGAACAAGAGCTTAATTTTTTATTTGATTTAGAAAATGAAAATGAAAGTGAAAAGATAAATACACAAATAATTAAATTTTTAAGAAAATACAATGATCAATTAGGAATTATTATTGAAAATTTAAAAAGAAAACTAATTGCCAAGGAATCAGTATCCGACAGAACGTCATTAGAAACTAAATTGAGCGATTTTGAATTACTAAAAAGTTCAATATATACCACTGATGAAGTGGTGCAAAAAATTACGGATAAATTGAAGTCAGTAAAAGAATTTCTAAAAGATGGCGGTGATGCTCCCAAACAATTGTCTTTCAGTGTTAGTTATATTACAACAATTATTGATAAGATTATAAAAATTATTAATTTTAAAGATACTAAAAATATCAATATAATAAAAGAAATATCAAAATTAAATATCTATAATGATTTTTCTACATTAAAAAGTATAATTGACAATAAATTAAAAGAAAAAGAAATCTCAACAGAATTAGACCTTGATAAGCAAGAAGCATTTATTACGAATAAAAAGAATGATATTAAAAAAAGGATAAAAATTCTAAAAGAATCACAACCAGAAATAAAAAAAGCTTTACAAACCTTATTTTCTAAAATAAATAATTTAAATAAAATTAATTTATCAGAATATGAAGAATATACAAAACAATTATTACAGTCTCATAAATTAATATTATTCGAAGAAAATAATAATGATAACCATATAATATTAAAAAATATTGCAAATGAAAAAAGAGATTTAGAAGAAAAAGAGGTTAAAATTAATGACGAGATAAGAATTTATGATAAAAAAAGAAGAGAGAGAGAAAATAGTTATAATGATAAAATGAGATATTTAAACCAAGATAATAGAAGAGACAAAACATATGTAGGAAACCCCGAAAAAAAAACTAAAACTGGAGGCGGTGAAACAAATAAAAACGAACATATTTATGATATTTCAAAACAAAATGATTTAGATATGTTTAAACAAAGACATAATCATTTGCACGATTTATTAATTAAAAATAATAATGATGAAAATGACGATAAAATAAAATATAATTTTGGTAATTTTATGTTTGAATTAAAAAATAATATTAAAGATTTAGAATCTACTGAAAATTTAAATAATAATAATACTGATGACATAAAATCAAATATATTATCACAAGAATCAAATATAGATGATGAAAAAAATATTTATGAAACTGTATGGAAAAGTTATAATACTGGAATAAGAGGTATTAGAAGTAAGGTTCATACCGCAATGTCCAATATTGAAGAAAATGAATATTTACACGATAAAGTCATAGTCAATAATTTAGATCCAGAATTAGTTCTCAAAATAAACTTTCAAGATAAAGCCATATTTTTATTATTGGTGTTTATAATTAGAACAATATCTGTTGTTATATTAGAATTTTTTATTGAAAATAATATAATAAAAACCTTAGAAGGTTCAATTATATTTTATGGATTTACATATTTGTTTATTTTATTTCTTGTGGTTTTTTTCGTAAATTATGATTCGTATAAGCTTAGAATATTACTTAATTATCTAAATATACATGTTAATTCTTCAAATTTAATATTGCAAAACATATTATTTATTATTTTCATTATATTAATATTTATTCTTGTTAAATCAGATGATATTCTCAAATATTTTGGTTATGGTTTTGATTATACAAATATATATGGCAGTTTATATGATTATCTTAGTTCTTTTGATGAAGAATCGGGTTCTAATTTAAGTAATAGTGAAAAATTAAAATTATTATATCGAACAGATATACTTTCAATGATTATATTTATATTTACTGGATTCTTAGTTTTAATATTATAGAATATTTTTATAACAATAATTTAATATTATACTATATTGTGCTTTATAATTTAATAATGTCGCATTTATTAGTGATAATTTATTAATTTTTTCATTATATACTGTAAGGGTATTATTATTACTTATTTTAATAATTTTTAATATTACGTGATCATCTTCATTTGTTTTTAATAATATATTATCGAAATTATTTAATAATTCTATATTAAAATCATTAAATACAAATATATTACTATTATCAATTTTAATATCAAATGTTTTGTCTTCATTATCAACTACTTCAATTATATTAATACCATCGGCTCCCATTTCTAAATCTTTATTTGTAAAATCAGTAAAATATACTTGCCATTTTTTCCCAGTTAATAATAACGATATATCATTATTTAATGGTTCCCATATATCCCAACTACTATCATATTGCGAGCAAATATTTTTAGTAATATAATTAACTTTGTTGGAATGTTTACCATCTGTTATATTCATCGTTACATATGGAGTTTTATTTTTTATTGTTTTAGGCAATATCAGTTTATGTGGTTTAATAATATTATATTGCATATTTACATTAATTGAAAATGATAACTTATTTCTATTTAAATTAATATCCCAGTCGCGACTATAGCTATTTATAATTATATTTTTATATTTAATTTCTACCTTGTCTTTAGCAATTGATTCTATTTTTTCTAAAATTTTAATATTCATATCCATATTATTTAATGTTTGATTATCATTTAAAACAGGTTGTGCTTGTATTGATTGAATTGGCTTTGATAATGATTGTGATAATTGCGATTGTTTAATTGATGTTAATGAGTTTGCAGCAGTTCTTTTTTCTTCAAGTTCTAAAACCTTAAGCAATAATTGCTCGCTATCATATTTATCTTGATCAATTTCCTCGTCTTTTTTTTCTTCAACTGGTAATTCATTTTGCTTATTTATTATATTATCAAGATGATCTTTTACTTTCGACAATGATATTTTATTTAACTCCATTACTTTTACTACTTTATTAAGTAATATTGCATCAGAACATATAGAATTTATAGTATTTCCAATCATATTCATTATGTCATTTTGAGCAATATTTAGGGAATTATATTTATCATTTATCATTTTCTCGGCCGCATTAAATATAATTTTAATGTTTTTTTCTGATTTAAATTCGTCTATTACTCCCATTATTCTTATTTAATTAATATAGAATATAGATTATAAAAATAACACGGCTTTTTTTTAAATAGTAATATTTTTCTTTTTAAGATGCATTTTAAGATTGGGTCTGTATAAATATTTTCTACTTTCTTCCATTTTATAATCATTAATATTTTTGTCATTAACTATATTATTTATAAAATTAATATCTTCATATGGTGATGATAACTTCAATTTTTTATACTTTAAAATAGCATTTAACCATCTTATTTGATAAGCCATTGAAAACATACCGCATTCTGTATTTTTCATTTGGTGTCTTTTTTCATTACATGTAATTTTAAATTTGTTTTTGGGGTATATTAGTAATAATTGTTTTTTTATACTATTCATAAATTTAAGAACATATTTAGGTATATTTACTGCATTACTGTCATAATAATGAGCACCATATGATTTATTTTTTGGATCAATAATTATAAATGTTGATGTCCAGTGTGATCCATTTTCATCATGTTTATCTAAATTCGTAATTAGTCCCAAATATTTAATACCTTTATTTATATACTTTTTAACATCAAGAGAGCATATATGACTGTATAGACATCTTCCAAATTTATCTTCTACAGAAAAATCAATGGGAAATACACCTAAAAAGGCATAACAATACTTCTTATCATTATTATATTGTATCATTACATCATCAATATCATAATTCGAAAGCCATTCAACGGGATTTTTATACCACTCTATAGGCATCTCTGGACGCAATTCATTTTTTTCAATTAATTTAATATTTTCGCGCATTTTAGGATCTTTTGTTAATCGCTTTATTACTCCGGGCCAACACCAATATTCATTATCATCACAAATAGATTTAATGTTATCATTTAATAATTCTGATAACTTTTTTGCTGAATAATTATTTTTATATTCAATTTTACTTTTTCTTGAACTGTTCCATGTGTTTATTAATTTAACTAATGATGATTTAGTGAATAATGTTGGAGTTTTTTTATTAGAAGGGCTATTATATTTTTCTTTTTTTGTTACCATATTTTTATAATTTTCTAAATACACCTACCATATATCAACATAAAATAATAATAATTTATATGTAATTAAATATGTATAAAAATAAAAATTGATATATATATAAAGCAAATTTAAATTTAAAACAATGGGTATAAATGAAGATTTACGTTCATTCATTAATAAACATAAGGTAGAAAAGGGGAAATCCTTTACCAATACAAGCATAGGATCTCCAAAAGTAAGTCTTTATATTCCAGAAGAATCCTATGAAAAATTTATTAATTTATATAGTTTAGCTATTACCAGTGGCATGGCACTTTATTTTACAGAAAAACCTACAGAACCCAGCCCTTTGCGCGTTGATCTCGATTTTCGTTTTACTATACCAGATGATAAATCCGGTATTTATAGTTCCCATAATTCCAACTCATCTTTAAATGACAAGAAGATATATGATAGGGTATATACTTCAGATAATGTATTTAAAATAGTTGATGCATATTTTAGTATCATAAGTAGTTTTTTAGATGTAAAAGAAAAAGATGCCATAGCATATGTTATGGAAAAACCCAACCCAGTTGAATTTAGAAATAAGCTTAAAGATGGAATACATATTATATTTCCTCATATTATCGTCAATAACAACACACAACACTTTATTAGAAGAAAAATATTAGATATGGCTTCGGATATTTTTAAAGATTTGCCTATTTGCAATGATCACGAATCAATTGTTGATAAAGCTATTATAGATTCTAATTGTTGGCAAATGTACGGAAGTCGCAAGCCAGATTGTGATGTATATAGAGTTTCTTGTATTTATAATTATAATAATTGTACAACCAATAAAGTTGATTATGAACTCAATGCAAATGATGAAATAGAGTTTATTAAACTATTTTCGATGATTAAAAGAGGCGACTATCCTGATATTGTTAAAGAAGAATTTAAGGAAGAAATTAGTCAATATAGCAAACATATATTACCTGCCATAGATCAAAAATTAAAAAGTAAAGTTCAAAATAATATATTTGGAAAGTCGCTAAATGTTAATAGAGCCTATGTTTCAGATGATGAACTTGTATTTGTTAAAAGATTAGTAACAGAATGTTTAGCACCAAGTAGAGCAGATAATTATACTGATTGGATTAATTTGGGTTGGGTTCTACGCAATATTGATTACAGATTGCTTGAAATGTGGATTGATTTTTCTAAAATTAGTAGTGCATATATCGAAGGTGAATGTCAGCAATTATGGGATAAGATGCGTAAAGACAATATGGGATTAGGAACTCTAAGATGGTGGGCTAAACAAGATAATTCTATTAAATATAATAATGTAGTTAATACAGCCATCATTAAATATATTGACGATGCACTCGGTAGTGATGGTGCACATTTCGATATTGCATGTGTTGTACATGCAATATATAAAGATGAATTTAAAGCTATTACAAAAGATGTCTGGTATAAATATGATAAACAGCATCATAGATGGGCGAAAGGCAGAGAAGGTTTAGAATTACGTAAATTATTGAGCATTGATATTTGTAGAAGATTTATGGAAAGAAGTAATTATTACAATGAATATAGCGATGATCCAATTCAACGCGCTATTAATGAGGAAAAAAGCAAAAAGTGCTTGAAGATCGCAACACAATTAAAAAATTCCAGTTTCAAAGATTCTATTATGAAAGAATGTAGGACGCTATTTATTGACGAAGCATTTGAAGAATTACTTGATAGCAGATCTCATTTAATAGGATTTGATAATGGTGTATATGATCTCAAAATGCATATATTTCGCGATGGTATGCCTGATGATTATATATATTTATCTACTAAACAAAATTATGTTAGTTATAATCCAGAAGCTCCGGAAATTGGCGAAATAAATGATTTCTTTGCTAAAATATTTACAAATAAAAACTTGAGAACATATGTAATGGACGTGTTAGCTTGTATTATTGATGGTAGTATTGCACAAGAAAGATTTTATATATTTACTGGACAGGGTAGTAATGGCAAATCTCGTTTATTAGATCTTATTCAAAAATCCATTGGTGAATATTATTGTATTTTACCAATTGCTCTTTTGACTCAAAAACGCGCAGCAAGTAATGCTGCTCAAAGTGAATTAGAAAGAACAAAAGGCAAAAGGTTTGCTGTTATGCAAGAGCCGAGTGAAAATGAAAAGCTTAATATTGGATTAATGAAGGAATTATCTGGTCAGGATAGAATTTTAGTAAGAGCACTTTATAAAGAACCTTATGAATTCAAGCCACAATTCAAAATGATATTAACTTGTAATGAATTGCCAGAAGTACCAAGTGATGATGGTGGTACATGGCGTCGTATAAAAGTATGCAACTTTTCAAGTCGTTTCTGTGAAAATCCAGATCCTAATAAAAATGAGTTTAATATGGATTTAGAATTAACAGATAAGTTTGATCGTTGGAAGGAGGTATTTATTAGTATGTTAATTGAACGTCATAAAACTATAAATCCTTCAACTATAACTGAACCAAGTGAAGTAAGAATAGCTACTGAAAGTTATAAGCAAAATAATGATATTATTGGCCAGTTTATCAATGAAAAAATTATTATTGATCCAGAAATTAAAGAGCCCCGTGTTACAATTGCCAAGTTATATAACGACTTTAGAATTTGGACAGTATCTAATGTTACAAAAGGTAAAAAATGCCCAGATAGAAATCAACTCAAAGCATATTTTGAGAAAATATTAGCAAAACCATATGAAGTTAAAGGTTGGCGGGGAATTGGTTATAGACAAGATGAAGATGATGAAGGTGATTAAATATCAATAGGTATTCTATTGTTGTTATTAGATCTTTTAAATTTCATTAGCTTTTCTAAGTCGCTTTTAATACTTTTTCCTTCACTATCTAAAAGCGTAGAATGTGTTTTGATTTTATTCATTTTTTTACGATCATATGTGAGTTTTGATATAGTATCATCTATAATAATATTATTTTCTTCTTTTTGCTTATTATTGCAATCACAGCAAGCATTTATGTTAAATAGATCAGAGATAAATTCTCTAATATCAAACATTATGATAATAATATCTTTTATTATTAAACATCATTTTTTATAAAAAATGATTATTATATAAAATTTATAATTTTCTTATAACTAATATAAAATGGAATTCTGCGAAGTTTGTGATAATATGCTCTATGTAAAAACAAATGAAGATAAGAAATTGGTGAAATATTGTAAACATTGCCAATTTGAAAAAATAGAAACTGTTAATTCTGCTATAAGAATTTCACAAACTATGTATAGTGAAGATGATCTTTTGTATAATCAAAATGTAAATAAATATTTGCGTTTTGATCCTACTTTGCGAAGAATTAGAGATCCACATATTAATTGTCCCAATAGTAATTGTAATTCAACACCAGATAATAATCAAGTCATATATATTAAATATGATTCTAAAAATATGAAATATCTATATGTTTGTGAAACATGTGGAGATACTTGGAAACAAAATTAAAAAATTGATTTGCTACTTATATAAATGGATTCGCCATAATGCTAACATTAATTATTGATTTAATTATCGTTTTAAATACGTTCGCGAATTGCTATATGTATTCGAGATTGTCAATTGCAGACAATTCATATCAGCGTGCACAAAGTTATTTGTTTGGTGATTCTTATTTGGATATTAAACCTAAGAAAAAAATAATATTCGCAGATGAAAGAGTATGTGAAATTTGTAGAGAAAAAATAAATGTTAAAAGAGAGATTCCTTATAATTGCACAATTCCTATTGGATGTCCATTTAGTAGGAAAAAAAAATATTTAATTAACGTAAAGTAATAATGGAAAATAATATTTATGCTGAAATAATTGCTACAATTGCTGGATTTTTGTCGACTATGGCATTTATACCTCAAGCTTATAAAATTTTTATAACAAATGAAACTGATGATTTAGATTTTTTTACATTTTTATTATTAGCAATTATATATTTATTATGGGTTATATGGGGGATATTACTCAATAGTTATAGTATAATAATATTTAGTATAATACAATTATTCTTGATATTATATATAACTATGAAAATTTACAAAAATTTCAACGGAAATGTAAGTTATAATTTTAGAGAATATATGTCTAAATTTAAGTAAGGTATATTAAGTTTTATAAAGCTATTTCTTTAATATCAAGAATAAAATAAGTATATCTTGCTAATACATAAAAATAGTCCGACAATATATTAATATAATTCATACATATTCTAATATTGGCAATTTCATTTGGCGTTAATTTTTCAGAGTTATAATAGTAATAATTTATTGAAACAAGTCTTCTTTCTGCAGCACGACATTTGGCTCTTGCTTTAAAAATAGATGCTATTAATATATTTCCTCCCGATAATACAAATTTACATTGTTGAGGTAAAATGTTGCTGAGCTCTTTTAAATATTGTTGAATTATTGGATTTTTTAAAATTATAGTATCATTACAATTAGCTTCTTGAATTATTTTTTCTTGTTTGTGTATGTCTATTTGGATATCATATAATATATTAAAATACTTATGAATAACACAGTTATTGTATTTAACAAAATATTTGTAAATTAATGTATTAATGTAACCTATTTCTGCACTTAGTTCATCTAACTCTCCTATAAATTTAATTATTATGTTATTTTTAGGCACTTTTGCACCATTACTCAGATAGGTAGTTCCATCTGGATAATCATTATTCATTTTTTAATAATATCAAATTATTTTTTATATAAAATAAAAAAATGATATTAATATATATTAGAATTATATTAATTATGTCACTTTCATACAAAGCAAATCATATTGAAGATGTTTCTAAAACAAACGAATCATTAACTAAAGAAAAAATATCAAAACCTATCATGACCGTATATGAATTTGATAAAATAATAGGTATACGCACACAACAATTATCATCGGGTGCTATACCATTTATTTCTAATATTAAGAATATTTCAAGTAATATGGAATTGAGACAAGTTGCTTTAGAAGAGTTAAAACAAGGTAGGCTTCCGTTTATTGTTGAACGCGATTTACCAAATAGAAAAAAAGAATTTTATAGAGTGCGTGATTTGGATTTAGTAGCTGTTAGAGATCGCATAAGATAAATTTGTTTAGTTTTAGCTAAAAATTGATTCAGTATATGTTATTTTTATATTTATAAATGACCAAGTTCTTTGCTGCTGTTCTCTTCGCCGTCGCCGTTACTGCTGATGCTCGCATTATGCGCATGAGTAGGGGTAGTTCCTGCTCTTGCCACTTTCGCGTTCAAAGGGAACGTGATGAGGCTGTCAAGAAACAGAATGAAGCTGCCGATAATTTTAATAAATTGTCGGAACTTGTTACAATGACAAACTGTAATCCAGGATACTCATTTAATTATGATAATTCCGTGATTAATATGAATAGTGTGAAGTGTGAGAAATGTCCAGAAAATCACTATCGCATGAAAAATAATTCGACTTGTCTCCACTGCCCCGAAGGTTTTGTTTCAAGTGAAGGAAGCACTAAATGTAAGAGGGCCGGTGAACATGATACTATTCACACTCTATGTGAGTTTGGTAGTGTCGTGGGCAACAATCCTTTTGCAGAGCACCGTAACAGTTGCAAAAAGTGTAATAAGTATGATAGGGAATATATGCCTTATTATAACAATGCGGACAATTGTCTTATTTGTCCTGCCGGATCAGTAATCACGCGTGATAGCAACTGCATTAAGTGTCCCATTGGATATTATGAGAATAATAATAAGTGCGTAGAATGTGATGTAAAAACATTCAATGATATTGAAGGTGCTATGCAATGCAAGGTATGCAATAACGACAGGGCCGTTGCATATGAAAGTATTGGAGGTACTAATTGCGAGGATAGTGCTTTGTTTAATATGGCAAATAATGTAAATAAATACATTAATGCCGATGTTATGACAACCCCTATTATTAGTGGTATGCAGATCGGTAGTGCAATTGTATATAATAACAGGAAGTTTATTCAGCAGATATCAACAATTGGTACTTTCATGGGTATTGGTGTAGCGGCTTTTATAAGCGGTTAAAATTAAACAACAGTGATCTATGTATATATATTTTTTATTTTGAGTACATAATTTATTAAATCTTTAAAATTTAAAAACTTTATTGAAAACTATAGAAAAATAAAATTATGTACTCTTTTTTAGAAATGAGGTATTTTATATTCAAAAAAGTGTGTTCTTGGGTTAAAATAGTATCAATAAATACAACATCTGATGATTCACATGATATGTTTAAATATTCAAGACTTATTAATGATATAAATTAATTTAAATAGTCCTGTAATATTAAAGACAATGTGCATGTCGATGTTAAACCATTTATTAGAGCCATTAATCCAAATAACATTAGTATTACTAATGGTATAAAGTTTGCATTTTTATATTTGCTCATTTCTATATATGTTAGACCACCCAAAAATAGTATTAATAATCCTAAAAAGGTCTGAATAATACGCATTATGCTATAAAAATTAAGTCCATCAGTTCCTATAACATTAACTTTAATAATTTCTCCATTTATTTTAATGTTATTAATTCCATAATTTAAGTTATTAAATTGTAAATTTTTATTTATTTTTATATTTTTTTCCTTAGAAAAATATTTATCTTTTATATATTGTGATCTTCCTGCTGAGCGACATATGATATATATTTCATCAACGTATTCTAAATGTCTTTTAATAGTATTAACATTGAATCTAATCATATCCATTGGTATATTATAATGTTCATAGTTACCAGATGTAAATCTCATTTTATAAACTTCATCACTTTTACGTATATCAATAAATATATATTTCATTTTTATCTTCTTAATAATAAGTAATAAAATATGTCTAAGTTACTAAGTATATCAAAAAGTGTTAAAAAATCTCTATTAAGTAGTTTATACAGAGCAAGAAAGCGCATCGAATATAACAAGGATATATATATTGATACTGATCATAAAACTATGTGTGAATATTATAATAAATATCAGGAACTTCAGAAAAAATTCAATGGGAAAAAAACTAAAGTTTCATATAATACACTTAAGATTGATAAGCACTTGTTATCAGAAAATCACGATGAAGATGAAATATTATTTATTGATAATGAACTGACAATAGATTTATTATATAATGAGTATAATGAAAACTTTATTAATAAAATATATGTTAAAATTAATCCTGATAAGTACACAGACTGGATTAATAAACAAAATGTATTTATTAAATCTCTAACACCCGAAGAAATTTATACTTTGAGATGTCATACACATGATGGAGATGTAATTGTTAACTATTTTATTAAAAATAATTTTAGTATTGATAAAAATATTGATGAAATAGATTATAATGAAAATAGGAAATCTAAAATAATTGTTAATAAAAAGATATTTAATTCTAATCGTGAATATATATTATTCTATTATCAGATTAAAAAGTATTTATATGAAAAAGATGTTAAATTAAAAGATTTGACGAGAATGGAATTAGAAGAATATATTAAAAAAAAATACTATGATTTTGAATGGGATAAAATATTAACGATGTATATTTCTGATATTAATAATATATTTATAAAATGCCCAAATGTTAATGATGATTTAGTATTTTATAGAGGTGTTTATGATGATTATTATATTAGAGATTCAAAGAGAGGAAGTTATGAAACAGAAACTTTAAGTAGTGCTACATTAAATTACAAAGTTGCTGTTACATATGCTGATAAAAATTGTTGCATTATGAGAATAAAAGCAGGTAAGGGTTCTAAGGTTATTTTAATTGATAACTTAAGTAATTATAATGAATATGAAGTTTTATTTCCATTCGGAACAAAGTTTTTCATCGATTATCCGCGACATCAAATTAATTTTTATAAAACAAGTGAAATATGTCCTGATGAAACTAAAAGTAAAAAAATGATGGTTACTGATTTATCTGTTATCACATCAAAAGTAGGTAGTTTATCAAGAAGTACAAATTATACAACTGCTAAAAAAACAACACCACCAAAAACAACTATTGCTCATTCTGCTAAATAATTGCTATCATAAAAATAAAGTTTTCACTCTCAGTGGGGCTCGAACCCACGACCACATGGTTAAAAGCCATGCGCTCTGCCGACTGAGCTATGAGAGCTTGTGGAAGTAATTTACCTTCCATATCTATTATGGAGATTTATCTTTATATGTTTTATTAGTTGAAAAAATTGATAAATAAAATGAAGTATATAATTTATACCAATGATTAATTACAATCGCCTCATTAATCTGATGATTATATTTTCAATGCTATATATTAATAACTACTTTATCATAGATATATTCAATTATTATATAGAAAGTATTGATATTGCTAGAATTATCATTAATAAAAAGAGTACATAATTTAATTTTCTTAGAGATTTTATAAACTTTTTATAATTTTAACTTTTTATTAATTATGTACTCATTTTATTAGCGTTTCAAAATCTGAAATATCTAAGATTTTTACACCTAATTCTGTTGCTTTATCTATTTTACCTGATTTCTCCGTCTTATTTTTAACAATTAAATAATGAGTTGATTTAGATATTGATGTAACTACTTTACCACCATTTTCTACTATTATTTTTTCATAATCTTTATTTCTAAATCCAGAGAATATAAACTTTTTATCTTTGATATTAGCCTTCTTAGTCTTTTCAACAGATTTATCAACCTTTTCTTCAATACCCTTGCATTTAACACCAAGACTATCATAGAACTCATAAAATCGTGGTAGATTTTCTATGAATAATTTAGCACTTATTTCTGCAATTCCCTCTACTTTCATAAGGTCTTCAATAGATATTTTGAGGCTTTTCTCGCGATTTTCAGCATTATCTATTAATATACTTGGATATACATCTGTTATCATTTTAATCTTTTTATAACTAAATCCCCTTCCTAACATATTTGACGCATCCATTAAAACAAGACAATCTAACTCTTTAACTTTTTCAAGAGATTTCAAGATATTATCTGCGCTTTTACCCTTGAAGCCCTCTATTTTTAACAAATCTTCTTTCTTGATTTTCAATATACTTTTGATATTATGAAATCCTGCATTATATATCTTGGTAATATTACCAGGACCCATGTTATCAACTTCTGCTGTTTTCATAAAATACACTATATTTTTGATATCAAAATCCGCTTTTCTACCCTCACCAATTTTAATAATATCTACATGCGTATCATTCCATTTATAATTCTTATCTAATTCACCTGGCATACTAGGTTTTCCATTTGCAGATGCTGTTAGTACAGATTGTATATGTGGAATAACATTTCCAGAACGTATAATAACAATTCTTGAACCGGGACCAATATTATTTTTTTCAATATATCCAGCATTGAAACCAGTTGCCTGTTTAATTTTAACATCATCTAATAAGATTTCATCAAACTTAACAATAGGCTTCATGTATTTATCCTTAGATATATTCCATTCAACTTCTTTGACAATAACTTCAACTTGCTCTAATGTGTGTATTGATTTGAAAGCAAATGAATGTTCAGGATTTTTTCCAAGTGCTATTTCATATACCTTACTTATATCAGAAATTACAATACCATCAATGACATATTTATTCTTTCTAGAATCTTCTAAATTCTTAGATAAAATAGCTAGATTGATATCATCCATGACCGTATTATTTACAACATTGAACTTCATTTTGGCTAACTCTGGAAGTCCGTTTGGTAAATTAGGATAAACCATTGTATATGCTACAAAATCTATCATTTTCAATAATTGCTTATTTAATATTTTAGAATTAATTGCACCACTTACAGTATTACGTGGATTAGATAGGGTATCATCCGCTTTCTTTAATATATCCCAATTATCTTTTGATATAATAAATTCACCACGCACAGCTAACTTATCTTGTTTTTTTATCTTAGGAAACCCACTAATATATTTATATAAATGAGATATGTCTTGACCTTCCCGACCATTACCACGTGTATATAATTTTATATCATCACCTGTATAAACTATCATACCACTGACACCATCTAGTTTGTCACTAATTAAATAAGGACCTGGATATTTTTTCTTGTACTTAGTGATCTCGCCTTCACTATCTTTGATTTTGTTTTGAGAACCCATGTAATATGGTAAAACGACCTTATTATCAACGTCGGCACCAACTCTTTTCAAATAAGCATCTTTTGGATATTTTTTACGAATATAATCTTTTATAATATCATAAATATCGTCAGTTAATTTAGGTTGCCCACTATTAAAGAAAGCATTATCTGCTTCTTTAAGAACATTTATGATATCCTTTTTCTTATTTGTTTTAATAAAATCCTGCGGTTTAGCATTTATAAAACTATAATCATAATCCATAATCTACTTTACTATTATATGTATATCATTTTTTATATAAAAAAAAGTATAATTTAATAGGAACGCGAAATAGCACATTTTAAGTATTTAATTTTATTTTTAATAATATAAATACATCTTTTAATATGTATTGTCATATCACTATAATATTCGTTTGACCTATTTTTTTTCACTTTAATTTTCTCATCTATATCAATATTACATATGGCATCTTCACGACAAAGACCTTTATGTTCAAAAGAACTATAAATAATTTTATACTTATTATGTTTTTTTTGCAAATCTCTATATTTTTTTAAAATAATCTTGCAGTTATCCATAATACTTGTAATAAAAAGTACTATTAATGTCTATCATTTTTTATATAAAATAATATTACATATATAATAGTATCAAAAAATAATGTATACCTTCCTAGATATGTTTGAATATATCTACGCCATTGAAAAAAATGAAACCCGAGTAGTTAAACCTAAGCTAACACGTGTAGATGTTGATTAAATTATATTTTTAAATTTTAAAACACATTGATTACCAAGATGTTTTACATATAATATTCTGTCAATTACATTATTAAATATTATATTAAAATCTAAGTGAGAGTAATCTTCGCCATCAAAACATTTATTTTTGAGACCTTTTAATGTAATGGGATCTATTTTATCAAAATCGTCAATATATATAATACATTCTCCTTTAAAATTTTTGCATATTTGATATATTTCTTGTTCTAATGGTACTTGATTTATTCCCGGAACAATACCATTTATTTTTTCACCTACATAACCAGTATCTGTATTATATCCTTTCCATGGTGATATATCCCAATTAACACTGCTATCTCCACTCCAATGAGCATCTAACCAAAATAATATATTTTCATTTTTTAAATTTGGCTGAGATGATAGTTCTAATAAAACACGTTTACTATCACCTTTTAAACATTTAATATTTTTAGTATTATTAAATTTATTAACTGCAGTATTATATAATATATCGTTAATTTCTATTGTGTAGACCTTTTTAAATATTTTAGATAAGATTTGTGTTCCGTCCCCTTTAAATGTTCCCGTTTCTATTGCTATATTATAAGTATTATCAATTAAGTTTTCTATAATATTATATGAAAAGCCTCCCATTAGCAATAGTTTATATAAAAGGTAAACTCTTAAATAATATAAAAAGCATTTTTAATGCTATCAAGTAATATCAACATTGATAATACTATATTGTTAAAAGCATTATGTAATAATATTAATTCAAATTATAATTTTAATAAAAAAAATCTGGATAAGGATAATATAACACAATATGATTATATCATTAAGAGTGTTGCAGAATTAGAAGAAGATTATAAAAATAATATACTAGAAGAATATTCAGATAAATGTATTAATAAGAATATATTATATAAATTAAATAACAAGTTTGATGGTGATCAAGTAGCTATTATTTGTTATAGTGTATTGAAAGATTACTAAAATATACAACACTTATTTTGTTTTTCTACAATTTTGATTTGATCAATCATTTTTAGTATATGATCAATATCTGGTCTATTGTCTGGATTTGTACTCCACATTTGTTTTATAAGTTCTTGTAATTCAATAATATCAACTTCTTTTATTTCAGGTCTATAATCAAGTTGAATAAGTTGTATTACATGTGGATTTTTATCTAATTCCGAATATGGTATCTTTCCAGTACATATAAACCAGAAATTAAGAGCTAATGAATAAATATCTATTTTGAGATCATAGTCTTCTCCATTATTAAATATAATTTCAGGAGCCATATATCTTAATGTACCAGTACAACCACTCATTTTATATATTTCATGTTTTTTCTTAATTGTTCTCGATAAACCAAAATCAGTTAGTTTAATATGCAAATCTTCATTTAGTAATATATTAGATGGTTTCAAATCACGATGCATAATAGGATAGTAGCAATGGTGAAGAAAATATATTGCCTGTGTTAGTTCATATATCCATTTATATGCTAATTGTTTTTTTGGTTTCCATAACTTATTTTTTTCATTATATTTATTTAAATAATACACATCCAATGATGCATTTTTCATATATTCATATAACAATAATAACGGATCTGTTATTGTACATGCCCCAAGAAACAAAACTAAATTCGGATGCCTTAAATGTGATATAACTGATATTTCATTTATCATATCTTGATATTCAACATCATTGTTATTATGTTTTAAGCATTTAACAACACACTTTAAACCACGCCATGAAGCTTTATTGATAACACCATTACCACCTTCTGCAAGTTTTTCATATAATAATATTTCATCATGTTTTAATTCCCACCACTCAGAGCGCCCTCTAATATGAAAAGGCACTTGCTCCATATATAATGAATTACTTGATGAGTTAGATTTAATATCATCATCTGAATCGTTTTTTTGTGTTATATATGCCATTATATATTACATTAATTATATATTATATATCATTTTTTGTAAAAAGTAATAAACCAGTTTTGCATTTCCCAAGTAATATCATTATTTGCATCTATATTATTTGCTAAATCTTTTATGCTGTTATAATCGTGAATATAATAAAACCTTTTAATTATATTGTCCTTGCTCAATTTCCAATCTACATAGTTTGGCCCAGTAATAAAATCTCTACAATCGCTTTTATTATTATCTAAATTGTTAAAGTGTTTTTCTTTCGACCAAAAAGATAAGAGCAGTTTTCCACCACTATTCAAACACTTTAATAATTTATTAATAGCAAGTATTTGTTCATTTACAGATTCGAGATGATGTAAAACAGCAATTGATATAATTTTATCATATTTTTTATCCGTATTTAGATTTAAAACATCATTATAAAAAACATTTAGCTTTTTATTATAACATATATCAAGTAATTTATGAGATATATCAAAACCTTCGCATATATAACCCAATTCTAATGCATATACCATATTTTTTCCATTACCACAACCACTGTCTAATAAAGTTTCATTTTCTTTGTGATTATTTAAAAATGTTTTTACATTATTCCATATTCTAACACGCGAAGTGTCGAATGCTTTATATATTATATCATATTGATTTGCAACTGTTTGATTGTGAATATTCATGACCATATATTATAATGTTTTCTACTTTTATATATAATCAGCAGATCGACTTAAATCTGCTTTTGGAACTTCTACAACATCATATGGCTCTTTGTTTAATAATGGTGAATTGAATGTTAATTGTTGTGGGATATCATAGACGTCTCTTAATCTATGTCCTACAACATTATCATTATTAATACTTATTTTAAGATCATTTGTATTATCGGTTGGTATCATATAAAATTCCGAAAAATGTCTATCCTTTTGTCTTGCAAATAACTTCCAATTATTATTTCCGGAATCTTTTTCATCTGAAGTACTTGTTAAATATGCTACTAATCTAAAAGTGTCTCCTGTTTCTTGAGTATTAACATACATTCTTCTTCTATTAATATTATTTGCTAAATTGGTATGTGATTTTGTATCACCGCGATTTAATGGTGGATATAAATCGTCTTCTAAAACTTTACGGTCTCTTGAAATGGTATCAGCATCATTATTAACCTTTACTGCGGAATCACGCAATTTATTAAACTCATCGATAGACATACATATTTTATTGCTCGGGGTGCTATCTTCACTTTTTATATCATCTTCTTCTTTTGCATTCATCCATTGATAAATTAAATAACTTATTATAATGATTATCAATAAAAATACTACTAATAATAAATACGGTAAATATTTGTTTAATAAAGTCATTCTAAATATATCTATTATAATATAATATAAATATGTATTGAAAATGATATAAAAAGATAGTATATAATATATATAGCTTACAGGCGTGACTAAAAACTAAACTAACAATGCAATCAAGATACAACAAAAGATCCAACTTTGATGAACTACGTAAAAACGAACTAACATCGAGAGCTGGATTTGGATGGGAAGATGGCGAAGAAGAAAAGCTTCTTGCTATGCGAGAAGATAAATCTTCTTATGAAGATATTGCTGCAGATCTAAAGAGAACAGTTCGTAGTATTCAAACCCGTCTATATCAATATATTTGCAAACTTGTTGAGGGCGAATCCATGGATGAAGCTGAACTTCTAAGCAAGTATGATGTTCCCCTTGAAGAACTAACTGAGTTCAAAAAAAAACGTGATGAACATCAAAACAAAATGGCTTCCCGCAAGCGTGGCTATCGCAATCAACGTGATTCTTCACGTCCTTATATTCCATATGATTCTCGTAATTCTAATTATGATATCCGTAATGAGCTAAATGTTCTTCGTCAAGAAGTTCGTGAGCTACGACAAGAAGTTCGCGATTTTCATTAACTAATTATTTAGCAATGATGTAATAATAGATGCAACATTCAATAGTGAATCTATTTTACCAAGTTCATATCTGATCATTTCCTTATTTTCGTTATCATTTTTATCAAGATTTACTATTAATGTATCATTTTTAGTAGATATTTGGATTTGTCTAATATTAGAAACGTCAATTTGAATATTAGACAAAATCAGATTTTTAACAATTAATTCTTCATTATCAATAATAGTATTATTATTTTTTATATAAATAACAGCATCTTTTTGTGTATTATTAACAGTTGATGCATCATTGAGTGATGTAATAAAATTGTCAATCAAATTACTAATATCAATAGCATTATTGTTTCTAATAGTTTTCTTTACTTGCCTAACACTCAATAAATAATTTTTATAAATAAATTTTTGACTACAATCTAAATTATTTATTTTTTTAAATTTTATCATCGTTGTTGATGTTGTTTTTTTCCTTAAAAGTAGCGGAACATTGATATAGCATTTTACTAACTGAATAGTAGCAATCACTATAAGAATACAAAGCCTTCTCTGCATATTTTAGTTTCTTATATACTTTAAGACTATTTATCAATTTTTATTAAATATCTTTAGCTTAATAATATTATAAATTTTGAAATTTGTACTTGAATC